GTCATGGTCCGATCCCTCCCTGACACAGTGGAGTCACAGTGACGACCGAGCCGGAGGTGATCCCCGGTGAGGACAGTCGAGTGCACAGCCTGCGGGATCTCCTTCGAGGCGAAGTCGCCCCGTGCGACGTATTGCAGCCCCGCATGCCGCAAGCGTGGCTCCCGGGCCGGCGTCAAGGCGTCGGTCGAGCCTATTCGGCCTGAGTCGGACCCTGATGCGGTAGCGCCGCTGCTCGAGGCAACCCGCCGTGAGCTTGAGGACGCTGGCGTGGCCGAGACGGCGCTGGGTCAGCAGGCGATCGAGTTGGCCCGGAGAATGTCGGACCCGCGTGCTATGGGCCTGAGTGTCGCGCCGATCAGCAAGGAACTTCGGTCGGTGATGGCTGAGGCCATGAAGGACGCCCCGAAGGCGAGCAGCCTGGACGAACTGAGGGCGCGTCGTGACCGCAAACGCCACGCTGGTTAAGCCGGCGTTCTTCACGGCTCCTGACTTCGCGGATTCGCTGGCTCCCGAGGTGGCGGACCTGGCGGAGATGGCGGGGTTCCCCGCCGACCCGGAGCAGCTGTTGGTGCTCGAGCCGATGTTCGGCCTGGACCGTGCTGGCAGAAGGGTCGCGTTTGAGGTCGCGGTGATCGCGGCCCGCCAGAACATCAAGACGGGCCTGTTTAAGATCGCTGCTCTCGGTGAGGCGTTCATTGCGGAGGTTCCGCTGCTGGTGTGGAGCGCTCACGAGTTCCCTACCGCTCAGGAAGCGTTCCGGGACTTGTCGGAGCTGATCGAGTCGTCGCCTGACCTGGACCGCGAGATCAAGCACATTCACCGCGGCAACGGCGACGAGGCGATCGAGCTCCTGAATGGGTGCCGGATCAAGTTCAAGGCCCGTACGAAGTCCGGCGGTAAGGGCCTGTCGGGTAAACGCGTGGTGCTGGACGAGGCGTTCGCTCTGCAGCCTGTACACATGGGCTCGCTGCTGCCTCTGCTGTCCGCGCAGACAGAGCCGCAGGTTTGGTATGGCTCATCGGCCGGCTACGCGGACTCGGAGGTTCTGCGCGGCATCCGGGACCGCGGCCGCAAGGGCTCACGGTCGATGGTGTACGTCGAGTGGTGCGCACCGAAGGAAGTCTGCGCAACCCCGAGTTGTACCCACATCGTCGGGTCTGAGGGCTGCGTGCTCGATGACGAGGCGTACTGGCAGATGGCGAATCCGCAGATGGGCCGCCGCATCATGATCGACACGATCCGCAACGAGAGGCTCGCTCTCCCGCCGGAGGAGTTCGGCCGGGAACGCTTGGGGTGGTGGGACGACCCCGGTCACCTCGAGCACATCTACGGCGCCGACAAGTGGGCCCGGTGCGCAATCCCCGTCCAGGACGAGCCTCCGACCTCCGGGATCACCCTAGGCATCGCTGTTTCGGTCGACAGGGCGTGGTCGTCGATCTCTGGCGCTACTCCGCTGCCGGGCCGTGAGCTCGTCGGTCTCCTGGATCGCCGGCGTGGAACGGACTGGGTCGTCGATGAGGCGAAGCGGCTGCAGGAAAAGCTGAAGTGCCTGGTCGGGATCGACTCCCGCGGACCTGCTGCTGACCTGATCGAGCCATTGAAGGCCGCTGGCGTGAACCTGCGGCTGCTGTCGACCACCCAGATCCTGGATGCGAACGCTGCGTTCTTCGACAAGGTGCAGACGGCGACCATCGCGCACATGACTCACCCCGAGATCGAGGATGCCGTGCGTGGGGCGCAGCGACGGCCGGTCAGTGACCGGTGGGCGGTCGGGCGCAGGAACTCCACCGCCGACGTGTCCCCCTTGGAGGCGGCGGTCATCGCGGACTATCTGCTCGGCTTCTCGTACGACCCACTGCAATCCGTCTACTGAGGAGGGGCTGATGCGCGCAATCCTCACCACCCTTCTCGACGCGCTCGCGCTGCTGCTGATTGCCGCGGGTTTGGCTGCTCTGACCTACCGGTGGATCGGCTTGGGCTGCCTCACCGTAGCCGGCGTGGTCATCCTTCTCGGGTCGGCGCTCGCTGTCCGTCCTGCACGCCCGAAGCGCGGTGACGCGAAGTGAGCCTGTTCTTCCGCAAGACCGAGCAGCGCTCGGACCAGTGGTTCGACACTGGTGGAGACTACGACTCCCGGTCTATTTCGACCCAAAAGGCCACGCATCTAGCCCCTGTGTACTCGGCGATCCGGTTTATCGTCGACTTCCTGTCGACGCTGCCGCTCGACGCGTACCAGCTGAACGGCAAGTCCCGCAAGGAGACTCCACTCCCACTTCTGTTCCGCAGTCAGGATGAACCTGGCCGGTCAGGAATCGGGCCCTGGATCGGTCAGGCGGGCTACGGATTGGCCACGGCAGGCAATGCTGTGGGCTGGATCGTCGAAACTGACAGTCTCGGGCTGCCCACGGTGGTGAGCTGGCTGCGACGGGACCAGTGGTCGTTCGACGAACCCAGTAAGCAGTGGTACGTCTTCGGTCATCCTGTCGGGTCGAGCCAGCTCGTGCACATCCCGTGGATCGTACCCACCGGCTGCACGCTTGGCCTCTCACCGATCGAGCACTACGCGGCGATCGTGAAGGCCGGCCTGTCAGCACAGGACTACGCGGATGTGCGGCGTGGCGGAGGTCTGCCCCCCGCGACACTGAAGAACACCCAGCAGACTATCCAGCCTGACGCGGCATCGGTGATTCGCGACCGTGCGGTGGCGGCATTCACTTCCGGGAAACCGTTCGTGACGGGAAATGACTGGGATCTGGATATCTCGGTGATCCCGCCGAGCCACATGCAGTTCATCGAGACCCTGAAGCTCACCGCCAGCCAGATCGCAGCGATCTACGGCATCGACCCGCGGGAGATCGGCGGCGAGGCGGTGGGGTCGTTGACGTACAGCACGGACGAGTCGAGGTCGCTGAACCGGGCGAACGACATGCGTCCGTACATGGTGCGGCTGGAGAACGCGTTCAACCGGCTCCTCCCTGAGCGTCAGTACGTGAAACTGAACGTAGACGCGACATTCCGCACCGATCTCAAGACCCGCACCGACGTGATCGGCGCGAAGTTGAAGGATGGGCGGCTGAACCTCAATGAGGCACGGGCGCTCGACGACGAACCACCTGTTGCGGGCGGCGACTTCCACAACATGCCCGCACCATCTGTAGATCCGCTGACAAGAGGAGAACTACCATGAGCGACGCTGAGCGGCGCTTCACGTCGGTCCCGGTGGAGATCCGCGCCGCGGCCAAGGACAAGCTGACCATCGGCGGGTATGCCGCCAAATTCAACCGGATGAGCCAGAATCTCGGCGGTTTCGTCGAGGTGATCCGCTCGGAGTTCTTCAACAAGTCCCGCGGCGACGGCTGGCCCGGTGTGCTGGCCCGGCACAACCACGACGACAACATGCTGCTCGGCACCACCGGCGCCGGCACGCTGCGTCTGGCCGTCGACGAGATCGGCCTCGACTACTCCGTTGACCTGCCGCAGACCCGCGCGGACGTCTACGAGCTCGTCCAGCGCCAGGATGTGCGCCAGTCATCGTTCGCGTTCATCGCATTCGAGGACGACTGGACGACCAGCGACCAGGGCTTCCCGCTGCGGTCGCTCGTTAGCGGCAAGCTGATCGATGTGGCTTCGGTGAACACCCCGGCCTACGAGGACACCTCGACGGGCCTGCGCTCGCTCGCGACCAAGTTCCACGCCGACCTCGAGGAGGTCCGGACGCTGGCCAGTCAGAACGAGCTGATGAGGTTCTTCAAGCGCACCGACTCCGTCGACCCGCGAGTGAAGCGTCGGTCGGCTCAGGCCGCCCTCGCGGCGATCGCGCTGCTGGACCCCGACGCGACTCTCTGAACTTCCACTCAGGCGGGCAGGGCGACCCCACCCGCTGACCGTGGCGCAACACCGCATTTCCGGCAGGGCGACCCCACCGGGACTCATGCACGACCATCACCCGAGTCCCGCGAAAGGGGACGCAAATGTCCAGCATTGCCGACACTCTGATGGAGCGCCGCGCCGCGCTCATCAAGGATGCACAGGAGATCGCCCAGAAGGGCGTCACCGAAGACCGCGACCTGACCGTCGAGGAGCAGTCCGCCTTCGACGGCAAGTTCGCCGAGGCGAGCAAGCTCCAGGAGCGCGCGAAGGCCATCGCTGATGGTGAGAAGCGCGGCAGCGAGCTCGAGGAGTCGTTCCGCTCGGTGACCGGCAAGAAGCCGGCCGAGCAGCGCCAGACCGACGACGAGAACGCGTTCGGGAAGTGGGCCCGCGAGGCCCGCGTCGGCGACCACTACATGGTGGACGCGGTTCCGGGTGCGGAGCGGCGGGCCATCGCCACCCGCGGCGCTGAGACCCGTGCCATGTCGGCCTCCGGCGGTGTCGCGCAGGATGGCGTGTACGGCCAGCTGTGGCAGTACGCCGTGGCCGGCTCGCAGCTCCTGCAGTCCGGAGTTGACATCCTCAACACCACCGACGGCAACACGCTGCCGCTGCCAGTCGCGACAGTGCACGCCACGACCGGTACTGCGAACGCCGCCACCCCGGCCGCGATCTCGGCGAACGGCGCGATCACCGCAAACGATGCGACGGTCACCACGGTCAACCTGTCGGTCAGCAAGTACGGCTACCTGACCCTGGTGCCGTCAGAGCTGGTGCAGGACGCCCAGTTCGACCTCGAGGGCTACATCTCGATGGCGGCCGGGCGTGAACTGGCCCGTACCCTGTCGTTCATCGGCACCACCGCGGCCATCGCCGGGTTTACCACCGTCGGCGTGACGGGCCCGGTCGGCACCACGGTCAGCCTCGGCTCGCAGGCCACTGCCGGCATGGGCTCCGACCTGCTGGTGAACCTGTTCCACTCGGTTCTCCCGGAGTACCGGACGAACGCGGCGTGGATCATGGCGGACTCGTCGTTCGCCGCGGTCCGGAACCTGAAGGGCGCCCCGAACGGGTCGTCGATCTGGCAGCCGGCCCTCACCGCGGGCGAGCCGGACACGATCCTCGGCAAGCCGGCCTACGTCGTACCGCAGTTGCCGTCGATGGCCGCGAACGCGAAGTCGATCTACTTCGGCGAGCTGTCGGCGCTGAAGATCCGCATCGCGGGTGGACTGCGGTTCGAGCGGTCGAACGAGTACGCCTTCGGCAACGACCAGGTCGCGTTCCGCACCCTGGTGCGTACCGGCGCGGTAACGGTAGACCCGAACGCTGTGAAGTACTTCGCCAACAGCGCCACCTGATCGGTTGCGGCCGGGCCTACGGGCCCGGCCGCCCAACCCCCTGGAGTCCTGGTGGCTGCACCGACGATCTTCAGCGGCGCCATTACGGGCGCCGGGAACACCACAACCACCCCTGTCTATCTCGGCGACGTCGGTTCGCCTGTGAACTGCCTGGTCGCCGTCACAGCGGCTAGCGGAACTACGCCATCCCTAGTCATCACGCTGCAATGGTCGTGGGACAACTCGACATGGGTCACAGGCAACGCGGGCGAGGCGTTCGCTTCGATCACTGGCGTCTCCTCGGCGTTGCTGACCGTGCCGTCTCGCGCTCCGTACGTACGTGCTTCGTGGCCGCTGCCGGGTGGCACGACCCCGAACTTCACCACCGTCATCGCTATCTGGAGCTGATCATGAAGGTTCGTATCGTCAACCGCCCCACCGGGTTGCTGAATGGCCGCGATTGGCCAGATGTCGGTGAGGTGTTCGAGGTCGAGGACAGTGTCGGCGCTGACATGTGCGCCGCGGCCATCGCCGTACCCGAAGTGGCGGACGACGTCGAGTACGCCGTCACGGCCGAGGCCGAGAAGCGCGGCGAGGCACCGAAGGGCAACGCTTCCCGCGACGAGTGGGCCGCGTACGCCAAGGAACTGGGTGCTCCTGAGGAGGAGACCCGTCCTGTCGAAGAGGGCGGCCTGAAGCAGACCGAACTCCGCGAGAAGTACAGCGGCACTCAGGCTCAGGCTGGGTCTGCCGAAGGCTCGGGCGAAGCCTGATGCGCGGGGTACTTCTCACCCCCGAACATCGGTGGGAATGCCCCAACTGCCCCGCCGTCCACGTCACCCACGAGACCCAGCCGCACACACCTTTCCACACCTGCCGCGGTCTCCGCGGATTGACCGCTCCGTACGTGCAGGCGGGCGCCCGCGCGAAGGTCGAGGCAGTCGAGCGTGGCGACTACGTGGGCCTTGAGCGGGTTCAGACTGACGGCAACGGTCGTCCAGTGATGGCGGTAGTAACCACCCGAGATGACGGCCAGGACTGCGCGGTGCTTGCACCATGCGCGACCAATAGGGAGTGACAGTGGAACACGATGACGCGTTCTGGCGATTCGTTGATATCCCGAACCTCGAGCGTGCTCTCGCGGAAGCGCAGGATGCGGTCGCCCGGACGGAACAGAAGATCGCACTGATGGAGTCGCATCTCGCGGACGCGCATGCGGCCCGGGAGCAAGCCGACCTGGATGTTGAGGCGGCCACAGAGGCACTTGAGACGGCGCATGCCCGCGCGGCGGAAGTGCCCGATGAGTTGGCGGCCGAAGTGAAGGCCGATGTTGCCCAGCGCAACCGGGTCCGGGATGCCGTCGTCCAGGCTATGGCTGGCGCCGCTGAGGCGACTGGCGAAGCGAACGGAGACAGCTGATGGCCTGGACCGATTCGCGCATCTTCCGTCAGTTCGTCAGCGACATGTGCACCAACACGGCGCCCTTCACGCTCGGCGGCGCGGATGTGCTCAAGGCTGCACTGATGAACAACACCGGCACCCCCGACCGAGACGTCGCCGCGGCGAGCTCGGCGTACAACACGGGTCAGTGGACGGCCGCGACCAACGAGGTCATCGACTCGACCGGGGGCGGTACGGACTGGGCGGCTGGTGGTGTCTCGCTGGGCACGGAGACCCTCACCACATCCGCTGGCGGGGTCGTCATGCTCGACGCTCCCGACACCGCTTCTGGTGCTACGGCGGACATCGCCAACGCCTACGGGTGCCTGGTGTACGACGACACGCTCACCACGCCCGTGGCCGACCAGGGTGTCTGCTTCAACTATTTTGGTGGAGCAAACTCGGTCACAAATGGCACGTTCACGGTCGTGTGGTCGGCATCTGGCATAGCGCGTATCACGACCTAGTATATGATCGGGGCATGCGAAACAGGTGCTCCGAATCTGGATGTGAACGGCAAGCTTTCGGTCGCGGCCTCTGCTCATCCCACTACCAGAAGGCCCGGTATCACGGACTGCTGCCGACGGAGCCTCCGACCAAGCAATGCGCACACTGCGGCGAGGACTTCACCAGTCGGAAGTGGAACGCCGAATACTGCTCCCGAACTTGCAACGATGCCGCTGCCCATCAGCGCCGGCGTGAAGAGCAAGGACGAAGAGCGGCCACATGTGAGCAATGCGGCACCCCGCTGGAAGGTCGCACGGATAAGCGGTTCTGCTCCGCCAAGTGCGGCAATGACTGGCATAACGCGCGTCGCTCGGCGGATCTCCGAGAGGCCAAGACCCTGCGCAATCCGTGCACAGGATGCGGCGGGCCAATCGCCGCGGAACGGCGAGGGAACGCCAAGTACTGCTCCGTCGACTGCAAGCTCCGATCCCGTCGACATGAGATGTACGGCCTGACGAAGCAGGAGTTGGATCTGCTTCTCGCGCAGCATGAGATGTGTGCGATCTGCAAGACGGATGCCTGGGGAAAGAAGGGGCCTCAGGTTGACCATGATCATGCGACTGGCCGAGTTCGCGGCATCCTCTGCAGCAACTGCAATAACGGACTCGGTCGCTTCGCTGATGATCCTGTGCGGTTGCGTGCAGCCGCTGACTATCTGGGGTGAAACAGCAATGGCCATCGGCTACCCGAAGAACAAGGATTCCGTCGACAATCTCGTCGGCGAGCTGGCGCAGTCCATCAACCGGAACTTCCGTCGCTCGGCGCAGTTGAAGACGGAGCTGGACTCGTTCACCGACACCCAGCTCACCAACCTCGGCTATTCCGCCGGGGAGGTGACTGCGCTGCGGGCCTTCGCGACAGACATGGCGCAATTGAACAACATCTACACGGGTGCGGCGGCCCTCGTCACCCCGAAGGATTTCCGACCGTCGCTCCGCCCGGTCTGGGGCATCCTCGGCGACTTCTGAGACGAGGTGAGCTAGATGGCGTTCCGTTCGTCGTCGCAGCTCACGGGCGCCAGCGGCACCTCGGCTGCGGTGCCGGTTCCCACTGGTGCAGCATCAGGTGACATTGCAGTCGTCGGGCTCTACCTGGAGT